CCGAGCAAAATGTATTTTTCTCCAATAGAAAATGAATATGAGATGCCGTCTGTGACCATTCACCGAGCATTGAGATTAGGAGGTCTAAAACCAACATTCAATGAGGATGTGGCGGAAAGCGCCCGGCGTGGTGATGACTGGGTTGGATTCAGCGTAGACAGCGAGCGTGCTTATGAGGCACTGATGGATCGTTATGGCGACTTGATTGACCATGACGAAGATTCTGGCATTATGTATGCTCCACGCAAGATCTGGAACCGTATCGAACAAGTTGCCTACGATGCTGACGGTATTGGTGCTATTGAAGACAATGGTTGGGAAAATCCCGAGCACTATGGTGTGGCGGAAGGCTCGCAAACTGTCGGCCACGAAATCTTAGGAATGCTTAGACAGATTAACCGCCAGGGCGACGATGCTATGGAAGAATTATATAGTAGTTGTCCATTGTTAGCCCAATTCTGGGACCAGTACGAAGGTGACTTCCGTTCTATGGTTATAGAGTTATCTCCAAAGACTTTAAACCGCATCAAGGCAGAAATATCTGCTTTTAATCAGCAAGGTGTGGCGGAAGAAGGTCCAAAATTGACAGAATCCGAGGCAATGCAAAATGATAAAATGTTTACAGACACTCTGGCAATGTTGAAAAAGTATTCGGGAATTTAATAATTAACTTGGCTCAAAAAAAGGCGAATTATTTCGCCTTTTTTGTTGACTTGTATAAATACATTAGCGTACAATTAATTTTGTGCGTAAAGGCACAGTAACATAGGCACATTTAAAGGAGATAAACTATGGCAACTTCATTGGCAGAAATTAGAGCACGACTAGCAGCAACAGAAACCAAAACCGGTAGTACCTTTGTTGGCGATAAAGCAATTTTTTCGCACTGGAACATTCCAGAAAATTCTACAACAATAGTAAGATTTTTACCCGACGGCAATTCCAAGAACGACTTCTTTTGGATTGAGCGTCAGATCATTAAACTCCCATTTGCAGGTGTAAAAGGTCAGGCCGATAGTAAACCTGTCTGGGTACAGGTACCTTGCATGGAAATGTGGAATGAAACCTGTCCAGTTTTGGCTGAGGTACGCCCCTGGTACAAGGACGAATCATTAAAAGACATGGCTAACAAATATTGGAAAAAGCGTTCCTATTTGTTCCAGGGCTTTGTTCGTACTAATACACTCAAGGACGATGAAACACCAGAAAATCCTATTCGCCGTTTCATTATCAGCCCAAGCATTTTTAACATTGTTAAAAGTGCTCTCATGGACCCTGAACTTGAAGAAATGCCCACTGACTATAATCGTGGTCTGGATTTTAAAATTACCAAGACTAAGAAAGGCGATTACGCAGACTATGGCACCAGTGCCTATGTTCGCAAAGAGTCAGCACTCACTGCTGAAGAGCTAGCAGCAATTGAAACTTTTGGACTGTACAACCTAGCAGACTTCTTGCCCAAGAAGCCCGGTGCAGCCGAACTAGCCTGTATTAAAGAAATGTTTGAAGCAAGCGTTGATGGTCAGCCCTTTGACTTGGATCGCTGGGGTCAGTTTTACAAACCTTCGGGCATGCGTGGCAGTGATGCAGTAACTGACGACGATACTAGTGTTAAAGCAGTAAGTCGTCCAGCACCAGTTCAGGTCAAGCCCGCAGCAGAACTAGTTACTGCTGATGTCGAAGAAGATGCACCTGAAGCCACAGCACCAGTAACTAAACCCACAGGTTCAAGTCAGAGAGCAGAAGATATTCTGGCCATGATCCGTAATCGTACTAAAAAGTAAGTTGTGTCAATCAGGGGGTCAGAAATGACCCCCGCTTCAGTTTCTTTAAAGGATAAAAAAATGGGAAAACCGTTCGATGTTTCGAAGTTTCGTAAAACTTTGACTAAAAGTATTGATGGCCTGAGCTTTGGTTTCAACGACCCCACAGACTGGGTCAGCACAGGTAACTATGCACTAAATTATTTAATTTCCGGTAACTTTAACCGTGGAGTACCTCTGGGCAAGGTCACAGTCTTTGCCGGAGAATCTGGATCAGGTAAGAGCTTTATTTGTTCAGGTAACCTTATTCGCAACGCTCAGGAACAAGGCATCTATGTCATACTAATTGACAGTGAAAACGCTCTGGATGAAGCCTGGCTCAAGGCACTGAATGTAGATACATCCGAAGATAAATTGCTTAAACTTAGCGTAGCCATGATTGACGATGTGGCTAAGATTATTAGCGATTTCGTCAAGGAATATAAAACCTTGCCCGAAACCGATAGGCCCAAGGTGCTGTTTGTAATCGACAGTCTGGGCATGATGCTTACACCAACAGATGTTGATCAGTTTGACAAAGGCGATATGAAGGGTGATATGGGTCGTAAACCCAAGGCTCTCACAGCTCTGGTCCGTAACTGCGTAAACATGTTTGGTAGTCTAAACATTGGCTTAGTTGCTACAAACCATACCTATGCCAGTCAGGACATGTTTGACCCCGATGACAAGATATCAGGTGGTCAGGGCTTTATCTACGCCAGTAGTATTGTAGTAGCCATGCGTAAACTAAAACTCAAAGAAGACGAAGATGGTAACAAAGTAACTGATGTACTGGGCATTCGTTCAGCCTGTAAAATCATGAAGACTCGTTACGCTAAACCTTTTGAGAGTGTACAGATTAAAATTCCCTATGAGACAGGTATGAATCCTTACTCAGGATTGCTAGACTTGTTCGAAAAGAAAGGTTTGCTTACCAAAGACGGCAACAGGCTTAAATACGACACTGTATCTGGTACAGAAATTAAACTTTTCCGTAAGGCCTGGGAAAGTAATGAAGATGGATGTTTAGACACAGTCATGGCTGATACATCAAACGATCCACATCTCATGGATAAAAAGGCTGTAGAGGAATAATATATGATAGATTTAGAAACATTAGTCACAAGTTACACTACTCTGAAGGAATACATACCCACCAAGGATCGTCAGAGTGCAGCAGATCATATCATGTCAGAAATGGTAGACTTGCTGAACGATGAAGACCTTGCTGAGTTTGCTGCTGTGGATAGCTATCTAAAGCATGCCTACAAAGAGTATAACTACGAAGAAGAACCAGATCAGGACGACGAAGAAGAGTAATGAGCCAAAACTGGTATTCTAGGGTCACTGAAGATCTGAGTCAGATTCCAGACTTTATATCCTATTACAATGCTGAACTCATACAGGCAAAATCAGACATAGGCCTCAAAGGCAAGGTAGAAAGGTCATTGTCAGATTTGCCTGGTCTGACTGAACATCGTTTCAATCAACTTCAGGAAATTGAAGCAGTACTAAACTATCTAAATATTCAACTTAGAAAAATACGCCGTAAATACTTTCAGAAGTATTTGGAAACCTATGCCAGAGCACTAACTAGCAGAGATGCTGAAAAGTATGTAGACGGTGAAGACGAAGTCATAGACTTTGAAACCATCATAAACGAAGTTGCATTACTTAGAAATACCTGGCTAGGCATACTCAAAGGATTGGAGAGTAAAAACTTCATGTTGGGACATTTGACTAGATTAAAATGTGCAGGCATGGAGGATTATACCATTTAATATGACTGACACAGATCTGGACACTGTTCTTACAGATTGGATAAGCTGGAAATCCAACCTTAAAAACATTTACAAAGGTATAGATAGCACTAGCTTATATGCCAGTCTGGATGCCGAAGAAGACATAGCTAAAAAAATTAATCAACTCAGAAACGCAATCTGGAATCAGAATACTGAAAAAATACTTGAACTCTACGAACAAGTACAGCTAAGCATAGAACAACACAAACAAGACATTTTATTAAACATACTCAGGCGTGAACCACATACCCTATCCCTTAAACCTTCATCCCATAGCTAAAGATCTGTTTGGCTATCTTCTAGACTATGATGACCTCATGGATAGCGTAACTACCATAGCTGACATGGGCTGCGGTGCTGGCAACGATATTTTTTACTTTGCCAATCTTAAAACACCCGAAGGGCAAGCCAGAAACATACAATGTCTGGGCATTGACCAGGATCTAAAACAATTCAGACTGGGTACACCCAAAAACCTTAAACTAATTCAGAGCAATTTCGAAACTGTAAAACTGCCCACCAAAGCTGACATAGTCTGGAGTTTTGATAGTCTGAGCTACAGCTCACACCCTCTGACTGCATTGCTTAATTTTAGAGAAAATCTACACGATAGCGGTATGCTGTTTATCACTGTGCCACAGTACACTAGCATAGTGG